TTAATAAAGGTTACACTGCTGTAAAATCTCCGTAGATTAAAGCAGCAGGTTGTTCTACTGCTAAAGCAACTTGAGCTTCAATTCTAGCAGTAATATTGTTTTTCACAAAGTTAGTACCCTCTTGCTCTGAAAACTCTAAAGATAATCCCTCTGTAACAATTTTATTAACTCTTGACCAATCACCTACAAAATACTTATTAGGTGCTAACCAAGTAGCTTTGTACAAAGGAATGCCGTTAATCCTCAAAACTCCATTGTCTTGAGTTACAACTCCCGGCAAACCATATCCTGCACCTGTTGATTTTTCAGTAATCAAAATATCCCAATAATCAGAAGGACGCAATACAATCCCGTTAACAGGGTAATCTAGGTTTTCTTGTTTTGCAATCTCTGCAATCAACATTTCAACTTTGTTTTGACCTGTGATAACCTCAGTTGATGCAGTTGCTTGTGCAGCTAAAACAGTATTAAACGCTGCGTTTTCTGCTTTTGCGTAATCTCTACGTAATGCAGTAGGAATAAACGAAGTCAAGAAAGGTAAGTTGTTAGCCATCTTTTTAGAGTAACGTGTAAAACCTGCAATAAAGTCAGTGTTTACGTCTACCATTGTAAAATCGTAATCCTTTTGGTTTTTGGTTGCTCCCTCAGTTTGCGCCCCAATAGAACCCTCTGCGCCTGTTTCTCTAGGAAATGTATAAGTACCTCCAGAAATAGTTACCGTTCCAACTAAATCAGAAACATTAAGCATTTGAGATGGAAATCTAACAACGTCAAAATTGTAGTCTCTCGGTTGGTCTCCCGTTAGGTTTGCTCCTAAAGTCATATCACCAACTGCTTTTACTTGTACAGCATTACCTTTACGTACGTTTCCAATTTCAGTAAAATTATCTTTGATAGATTTTACCAAACCATCTTCACCTTTTTTTAATTCAGTTGCTTTCTCTTGAAGTTTCAAATCTAATTTGTCAGCGTGTTCTTGAATAGCTTTAAGGTCGTTTTTTAATTCTAATACAGTAGCCTCGCTATCTGCTTTCATTTTAGCTTCTAAGTCATTAATAAGGTTTTTTACCTCAACCGTTTGCTCGTTTGCTTTTGTTTCAACTTGTGCTTTAATTCCTTCTAAAGCTGTTTTAATTTCTAATGCTTCCATTACGTGTGTGTGTTTAAAGTTTGAATGATTTTAACGTGTCTAGTATAAGCGGCTTCTCATTCAAAGTGTCAGTTTCTGACGGCTTATCAGTAAGTGCTTTTAATATTGTTTCAATTTGTCTTAATCTTGTATCGGAATAATCTAAATTGTATGCTTTTTCAATAATTTCTAAAATCCCGTAAGTGGATTTGATGTTCTTAATCCCTTGTACCGTACTTAATTCATTTGCACCCCAAGAAGATAAAAAAGAATATTCCATCAATTTATATTCACTAATAATGCTTTTATTCTTTTGGTCTCTTTGCATTACTTTATAACCAATAGATAATTCAGCATTTAAGCCGTTTTCGTGCATCAATTTTACATCTTGAAACATATCCCTGCCTAAGTCTTTATTCATATTGAATTGACTTGTAGTAAGTAATCCGTATGTATCCTTTGTATCAATTGTTAAAGGTACGCCAATCATCATTTTAGGGTCGTGGTCTTTTAATACTCGAATACGTTTAAAGTTTTCGTTTACCGTTTTTTCGAACGAACCATAAGCCGAAATATCTCCATCGCTATCCTTAAAATTATAAGCATTCGCATAAGCGGTCACTACTCCTTTCTTTTCGTCTAATTCCTTTAAATCGTACGATAATTGTTTAAAATCCATATCCTAACCTTTTATTATTAACATTCCGTCTTCATCTCTTTTCGGTATAAAACCTATCGTGCATCTGCAATTTATAATCTGACTTGCTTTACCTTTTATATCACCAGGATAAAGCAACTTACTACCGTCTGCCATTATAAAAGGTTCTTCTAAATCTACCTTTTGACCATTTTCAATAATATGGTCTCTACGTGTCCTGTTATCCGTTGCACTTATCCATTGCTTTTCCATTACTAACTCGCTTTGTAATGCTGACTGATATGCGGCAAAACCGCTTGCACTTGTTGTTTCAGTTCTTGCTATTCGTAACGCTTGCCATTTGTAAAACGATTGCGATTTACGCACGATATTATAAATAGCATCTCGAATATCAATTAAAGAGTTTTGTTCGTTTAATTGCTCGTTTACTTCTTTTATAATGCTTTCAATTAACGTTTCACGAACCGATACTATTTTGATACCGCCCTCTTTAGACAAAAATAGTAAAATTTCCTTTAACAATTCATCATTAAAAAGAATATTCTTTTTTTTATACCTTTCAAAAGTCAAATTAACTTTTTTAGCGTAATCAAATCCAATAGTTTTGTAAATCTCTACAAACATATCTTTTATTTTTTCTTCGCTAATGTTACCTTGTAAAAGATAGTTTAATGTTGCTTTTGTTACATTATTAATAGGCAAATCATTCAGTATCTTTTTTATGTGATTCTGAATTATTCTGTACGCTTTACGCTCGTAGATGCTTTGTTGTTTTTGCCAATTCATTATAAATTATTAGCATTGTTAAAAGTTCCCTCGCTTATTTCATCAACTCGCATTTTACCGCTATTTATCCAAACAGTATCCATACCGTCATCGTTTAGCGTTTCATATTTAAAAGCGGTGCGCATTTCGTTAGGTGTCAATGGTAGTTTATCCAACCACTCTATCATCTTTACCATATCTTCTTGCATTTCAGGCAATTCCGTACAATCCCATTCGATAACTGCATTTTCGTAACCTTTAAAACGTGGTAAAAAATGTTTGTTTAAACTATCTTGTAATAGTACTAAATCGGGTTGAATATCGTTTGTTATTAACTCTTTTCTAGCATCGTTTGAATCTGTTTTAGCTAATGAACCGCCAGTCTTTTCCCCTAGTAATTCTTTAGGGTAATTAAGCACGTTGCAAATTGTATTCCTATCCCATTGTAAGTAATCAAAAGGCTTTAATTCATCGGTTGTAAGTGCAATTCTTTGAAAACCAACCTCAGCACTCGACGCCCCTATTTTACCAAGTCTTTCTGTGTCGTTATCCATTAATACTAACCTTTCTTTTAATGAATCGGCTTGACCTTGTGTTAACGGTGCACCTTTTCCAAATAAGAATCCATAAGCACCGCTATTTTGCATCATTTTGATATTATTATCAATTGCGCTATTTTGGATATTAATATTACGCAATGCTGCTTGTAATGGTGAATGACCGTATAGGTGCGAGCCTTGTGTGTCAAAGTTTGGATTAGGGTATTTTATATGTATTACGTTTTCAGCTTTAAAATCTACGTAAGTGTTACCTTCTGTAAGCATATAATGAGAAATAGGACTTTCAACGCTTAACATATCAGCGTTAGGTTTTAATACAATTTCAATCATATGAGCAGGCAACACGTAAACCAACAAAGGAACACCTTTATTCATTCCGTCCTCTGGAGTAACAAAATAAAGATAGCAATTACCTGTTACTTTCATATAAGTCTTAAATAACGCCCAAATATCACTCCACGTTTGAGTAGGGTTTGGTTGCTCTAATGGAAATGGTAAAGTTTCATCCGAATATGCCTTAGCTTGTAGTTTTATCTGTTTAACAAACTGATTAAAAGATACTGAACCTTTAGTAGCTTCGTTTAGTTGTTTTAGTTCGTAGTGTGATTTTTTATCTTTTACTTTCTTAATTACGTAAGGAACTGAAACGGTTTTTAATGACTGCTTATTGATTATCGAATATACATCGGGATTGATATTATATCCTTTTTCTAAATAAGTTACATTGTTTTGGTCATACTTGGTAGTCGCACCGCCTAATAATTGAAAAAAGGCTTGATTAAAAGCATTTACAAATCTTTTATCTCCTTTTAATACTCCTAATGCTATCTGAAATCTATTTGCCATACGCCAAAATTAATAAAAAATTGTTTATACTACGAAAAAATTATTACTTATAAGATTTCGTTCAATACCGTAACAAGTTAAATCTATGTGTTCATCGTGCTTGCCATTTGGAAACATAGCTACCTGATTTAAAAATGATTCATTCCAATTACCTTTAACTAAAATAACTCGACCACCCTCTATAAAGTGCGAACACGTACGAGCGTTGTCTATTTTAGAACTATTAACAAAGTTAGTCTTTATTTCTGTAATATTTAGCTTTGTTTGCTGTCTAATCAGTTGCACTAATGATTTACCACTTGCCTTAGGCTCAACTAATGACAAAGATATATTTAAACCGCTTGAAATAATATGATTGGGTAAAAACTTTAATAGTTCAGGCATTTCTAAATATTTATCAATACTTGACCAAATAACGTAATCGTTATTCCATTTTGCACCAATCTGAAAACCGCTTGGATCGTTCTTTGTATCTTTTGTATAAGCACCATCAATAAACAATTCCCAATTCAATGAACCTATTGGAACTTCGCTTTTATCTACTATTTTAAACCAATCTTTGCGCCATTCTCCACCCTCTGCAGGTGAAGGAGTTTGCATATATTGCCCCGAAAAGTTAT